CAGGTAATCGTCCCTCCTGTCTGAATAGTAAAACGATATATCCCATACTTATTCTGTGGTATCGTACCCGCTGCAAGTGCTGTCCCCGCAGCAACCGATGCCTTTGTGTAATACACACCGCTTATCATGTACTGAAACCATGAGGAAGCAACATTTGTGTCCGTAGTGCCTCTTGACATTGCTAACCCAAGATTGCCAAGTATTAACCTACCGCCCCAAACCAGAAAGTATTTAGCAGAAGGAGGACAACCGCCAAGATCGTTAAAGGTCGTGGTTTTCATTATCTGCGGAGGATCGTAACTGTTAGTCGCCAAAATCCAATCTCCATATTTCTCAAACTGCCATAATCTTATAGACGTTCCCGATGCTGCATAGCTTGTACGGGAATTATTAGTAATAGCCGAGGGTGTAGAGGTCGCTATTTTATTAAGGCTTGTCTCATTCCCCCAATAAACCGTATAAGGGACATCCGCAAACTCCCTTGCGCCTAGAGCATAAAGTGCATTGGAGACAGTAGTATTAACCCCTACGCTCTGGTCTATCCCCCTGTAACCAAGTATGGATGGTAATATCTGGTCAGTATCCGACAATGCACCTTCTGGTAACTCGAAGGGCGGTATGTCAGGCATCCAGCCTTTGTCTAAAGGTAATGTGATAGTCGGCACTTTATCTCCTTACCAAATCGTGCAGAATAACGCCCCGTCTGATGCTACCCTTATCGCCCTGAATTTTCTTAACTCGTCATGGTTCTGCAGGTGTATAACATCCCCTGGATTTGCTATATGCCCAACTGCATTTGTCGGGTTTGTTCCGTCTATCCTAAACCTCATCTGGTTTGTAGCAACCGTACACATTCCTCCTGTAGGGATAGCCGAGTTAGACGGCTGAAGCAATGATGCCGTTATACCTATGGCTGTTGAAGATACCGTTATTGCCTCTCCTGCGATTGTTGCATACCCCACTACTGGTATCAGCATTAAAGCCAATACAATAATAAGTCTTTTCATGTTCCCCCCTTATACGACATATTCTGAAGTCATTTCCTGAGGACTCCCCATGAACTCCTCATCTATTTCAGTTTCTACTAATTTCTTAACCGCCTCGTCATAAAGTGCTTTCCAAGTACCTAAACGAGGGTCGTTTATCATAAATACCTCTGCCTCAAGACATGCGCCATAAAGAATTATCTCCCATGCGTTATCTATCCACCAATTAGTTGTATACACCGCACCATCAAGTACAGGACTGTATTGATAAGCCCATAACTCGATTGTATAAGCCTGATCTGCCGTTGGCCTTAAAAGAAAATCCTGTGTCGGGGCAACATCGGGTGTCAGGCTGGTTTCAGCTTTCGGTAACTCGACTATATACTTTATAGCCCCTGTATGATTCGTATAATCAGGATAAGAGTTAAGTGCCTTTCTTATGCTTGTTTTCTCAAGTTCCCACCTCTTGCCGTTGGCATCAAGACAGTAGGCTGCTAACAACCGTTTGTAATTCGTAACAGGATTCGTAAGTGTATAAGCTGCTGCTGCCAGTGAACCTGTAATATTTACCTTCATGTGTCTGAAGTTGAATTGCCTCTCAAGTTTCCTTATAGCTGTTCTTATAAAGTCCCCGACAAAAGCACAGTCCATGTCGTAGTAAGTTACAGTCAACCCCGCCTTTGATAAATCGTCAGTCCCTGATGTAAACGTGGTGGCTGCTGCCGTATAAACCTTAAACGCTCCTATTGCTACCTCGTTAGCAGGAGTGGCAGGCAAGGTACATGTATCTGTCGCTGCTGCCGTTCCCTTTGTGGTTGTAACGCTCCCTGCTGAATCAATCGATACAAGATAAAAACAATAAGTCGTTGCTGCCTGTGCAGCGCATGCCGTCATAGCGATATTGTCAGTCACCGCCTTTGTGTACGGCACTCCCCATATTCTGTAGTTAATGGCAATCTGTGTTTTAAGCGTATTGGCATTCGTGCCCTCTGCTATATCAGCATGGCTTGAAAGGTCTGTCCTGCCCATCGTGGCAGCAACTTTTGATATGAGTTCTATAAAGTTCATTCTTCTGTAGCCCTCTTATGTTTTTTAGCGTGCCTTACATAATCCATCTTCTTGATAAACTGCTCCTCACATTTAGGGCAGACGTAGTAATTATCCCCACCCTGGTCTGTGGTCTCCATCTCTTTTTCTTCTTCAGGCGGTTTGTCAAATTTAATTTTATCCACGCTTTCCGCTACAAGTGATTTCTTGTCAGGTGCGTTCCACACCTTGCCTTCGTCATCTACAAAATATTGCATATTTTCCGAACCTACGAAATGTCCCATTATTTACTCCTTCCCTCCTTCCACCTTTCATACACGGTCTCCATGCAGTCTAAAACTACATCAGGACTTATATTCGCCATGCACTTCGTTGCCCTTGTAATTGCATCTACCGGGCAGACTTCCCTTGAGTAAATCAGCCTGTGGCATGGGTAGCAGTCACAGTCCTGTGCATAAAGTGAAAAACAGTTTTTAAAATATTTAGTTAAATTCTCTTTTGATGAGTGCGAAAGTAATACTATCTTCGGAGTGTCGTAGCACCCTACCGCATTGGTTATTCCCGTCTCCGTGCCTATAACTAAATCCGCTATCTTTGTGGTCAACATACTCTTTCTTATCCCCCACTCATCGGAGCATAGTTTAATCTGCGGATGCCCCTGTAAGTCAGTCTCTAAGACTTTACAGAATACATCCCCACAGGTGATTACAAAAGCATCTTTGTGCATTGAAAGAAACTCCCTTATGCAAAGTTCCGTATGAGGGTATGCCTTGTGATAGGAACTTCCCGACAAAGCCCATAGAATAAGAAACTTGTTTTTATATTTCTTCCTCAATGCCCTGCCTACCATCTTCTCGTACTGGCTGAAATAAAGTTCACCGACAGTACCTTTTATCGGGTATCCTGCTATCTCCATAGTCCTGTCGTAGTAGTTATAGTTATACATTCTGTGGCGTTCTTCTTTCGGAAGCCAGAACTCCTCGCTTCCCTCCATAGCAAGCAGTCCTTTCTCAATGCTCTGTGATAGGTTAATCACCCTGTCATACCCCTGTGACAGCTTATCCCAATGCTCCCCAAGTTTATCGTTTAGGATAGAGTTAGTCTCATGCACGATAATATCATCGACATAAGGGTTGTTCTGAAGTACAGGAACTATCCTCTCTGCTATGTTAAGCGTCAAGTGGTAACCCCCTCTTTTAAGATAAGGAAAGATTGAACTTATCATTATTGCATCTCCAAAGGCACTCAACCGTAGCGAATAAGCAGGCATTTCTTTTGTCTGCTATTCACTACGTTATTGCCCTCCTTATTAATTCCATGTCGTAATCAAAATCCTTAATCCTCATGTCGTAATACTTTGGTTCCTGCCACATCTTATTCGTATCAGGGTATCTGCTTGTCTTAATCGTATCCATCCATATAACGAATACATCAGGGCATTGTTTTAAAAATATCTCCATGCACTCATGTGTCGGGCAGATATAAGACACAACCACGTCCCTGTTTGATATGGAGGCTATTAATCCCAACCTCTCTGCCTGTTTCTTCCTGCCTTCAAGCGAGAAGTCCCAGTCGTTCATAAACCGCCTCATCTCTGTTCCGTCTATCTTCGCCCATTCCATAAACTTATTCATAAGCGTTGTCTTGCCTGATTCAGGCAAACCCACAATAAGAACTTTCTTTACCATTAAACTTTTTTAATTTCTTCCTCGCAACCTTCTGCTCTTTAGGAGTTAATACTGTTTCCCATTTCTTATTCTTACCGTCCTGAATATGGTTCTCATGGTACTGCGTAAGTTTGTCTGTCCTATGCCCCTCGTTGGTTATCAAATCAAACTGGCTTTTAAATGGTATCTCTGAAATAATCTGCTTAACAGCATCCATGCTTGTCTTTTCCTCTATCTCGTCAATGAGGGATTCGGGTACATCATATTTTAGATAATCTATAATTCTCTTAATCTCCTGCCTTGAGTTCCTGACAATATCCCTGTACTGGATGAAAAGCGTATTGCCTATCTTCTTGAATTTCTCCACATTCGAAAGACATGCCTTGATGTTGTTGATAGAATTAAAATATGGTTCGTCAACAAACTGCTTCCTTGATGCGATACAGTCAAGGGGGTCTCTTAGCGTGCAGACGTTCTTTGCCTTCTTATCCGCAATCATGGCTATAGCCCCCTCCTTGAAAAAGTGGGACTTGATAACCAAGAAGCCTTCTTCCTTAAATGCCTTTTCAGCAAGCATCTTCTCAAGGTTATCCCCGTCTGCATACCCGACTATAACATTCCCATTTCTTTCTTTAATTGAATGCTCTGCTATCATCCTGCACACGTTGAATGACCATGTTGAAGCTGACCGCATAATTCCCGAACAGAAGATAATATCCCTCATCTAATACACATCCGGGTTTCCGACTTCATGTTTATCCGAACATCTCCAGCAGTAATAAGGTGGGTTTTCCATAACCCCCCTAACTTCCCCTACTTCCATCTCACGTCTACACACACAACATATTGCATTGATTTTTTTCCTGTTAAAAATATTATGTCTCCCGAAAAACCTTTCCTCCTGCGACTTCCTCGCTAATTCAAGTAATTCGGAAGTTGTTATATCGTTAGCATTAATAGGCAACACACACCTCGCATATCGTCCCTTTAAGAGCATCCTGCCCTTTGGTTTTTACATCAAGCTGCGCCTCTCTGATTATCTGAAACTTAGGACTGTTCCACTGTCTCATAAAGTTCGTACCGTCTAAAAGACCCATGTCGAACCTCTCGTCAGCCCCGAAACAGCAAGCCGATAAACCACCATCTACCCTCACATGACCTTCAGTAAATACCGACCAGCAGGGCAGGGGTAACCTGTTAGGCTTCATGGTTTCCTCGTCAATCCTTCCCATATTTCCGGCAGTAGGTGTAAAGCCAAGTTCCTTTTCGAGTTTATTTTTATACATGCTCATCTGGTAGAGAGGAAGCCAGTAGTGTTTATCTACATAAGGACGGATACTGTTATTTAAAAACTCCTTCATTTTCTTTTTCTGATCACCTTCATAGAGGATGGAACTTGCTGAAATCATTATCGAGTTATCGTTATACTTTCTGACTTCATGTGCGTTCTTGATATTCGCAAGTGCCTGCGCAAACATAGTCTCCGTACCACCTGTTATTTCATGCCATTGTTCGTAACTCGCACCGTTAACCGACCACTTGAGCGAATCAAGACCTGCGTTAATCAGTTTCGCAACTGTCTGCGAGTCCGCATTGACTGCGTTAGAGGTAAGAAACACATACGGAAATTCCAGTTCCTTCTTGACCCATTCGCAGCATTTTACAAGTAAGTCCTTTGCCATGAAAGGTTCACCGAGATAAAATAGTCCTATTTCCTCAACCCCTGATACTCTCATATCCTCAGTTATCCTCTGAAACAGCCAGAAGTCCATATCCTTTGTAGGTTGTTTCTTCCGTGTCCTTACGGCACAGTATTTACACCTTAAATTACACCTTGCCGTAAGTTCAATCTTTACACTCTTAGGAGAGGGCTGTACCCCACCCATCTGTATACGAAGGTCTCCTATCTTCGTTACAGCATCAATTTTTTGAGTAATATCCTTCATAACCCTCCACAGTTAAATCGTTTGCATAAATCCGGCATATCATCTGTCTCATGTATGTCGCAATACCATTCTTTTTTCTTATCGTCTCTTCCTAAATGCCTGCATACTATCGGGATGCTGACAAAATACTTATACTTGTCTCCATGCTCTGTCGCTCCTGCATCACATCCGTGAAAAGCAAGCCACTTCCCCATGTCTTTTGCCCTTACATGCCCCTTAATGTCTATCTTATCTACCACGGCATAGTTGAATGTCGCACTTATGCAGCATTTAGCGCACCTCTGACATTCACTCATCCCATTACCTGCCCTGACGGGTTATATCCCCATAAAGCAGGGTGTTTTTTAGACATTAGGTCTAAATGCACATAACCCCTGTAATGATCTACCCCTATTCTCCTAACTCCGTATTCAATCAGTTTTTCTACCACCCTGAACCTTAAAGGGCAGTTCTTAACTTTAATATGCGCTGCTATACACTTAATCTCATCATCCGCATAATGCGGTGATTCAGGAGTGGTTCTTGACGAACACCTGCACCCCTTCACTATCTCTATCGGGTAAAAAACATTCACCTTATTCAGTATCTCCATAATCCTTTCATCCACGTTTGAAAACCTGCAACACGGACACTCAAAATCTTCAGCCGTTAGAATTTTTCTCATTTTCCATATTCTCCTGTGCATCAAACGTCTGACATGCAAATAATGCAAAGTCTCCTATCCCTATCGCCTCTACAACCTGCATGTATTGAGATATCTGACCCATCCACCATCGGGGGCTTTTCTGCGTTATGTGTGCGTTTCTCCCGTCAGGTAGGGTTTTAAGAGCATCCGTACAGCATATAGAGAATAAAACCATGTATTTGGCTTTACTCGCTATGTGCTTGATGGTATTTAAGACACATTGAATCTCTATATGCTCCATAACGTCAAAACATGTCACTATGTCAAACTTCCCTTCTGGTTCCTGTGAATACTGCTCCATAAACGGGTCGTAATTCGTTACATCTACACACTTAAAAACATCATTGATGGACTTACCGAGATTTCCTGAACCACAGCCGTAATCTAAAAGCGAAACGTTCTTATTGCTAATTAGAATATCCCCCGTCATGTACTTCTGAAGTTCAACCGTATCCATGATCTTCTCTAAATCCTTAACGGTTTTAATATTCTTTTTTGCGTATATTTGAACTATGGACTTACCTACAAAATCTATATCATGACCGCCCCATAACCCGTAGTGCTTCTCAGCGTGCATCTGTTTCTGAATTTCAGCGTAACTTGTAGTCCATCTTCTGTCACCCATTAACTCCGTAGCTTTCGCAATAGCCTCTTTATGGCATTTTAAGAGTTGAGATGTCAGGTTAAAGCCGTGTAAGACTATCTCTATTTTCCCATCCATCCTGTCTGCCCACTTAATGAACTGCTTGGCCTGGTGTGCGAAAACTGGAGATGTGAGAAATATATGACCATCCGGTGTCTTTGCTATCTGAACCGTCTCACTCCTCTGTTTCTTGTAAGCATAGAAGAAGCCACCATCGTCAGGCTCGTCTATCGTGTATTCCTCTCCCGTATCGGCATCTGTATATGAATTACCTTTATTTCTTTTCTTCACTTCCTCAAATTGTGGATCGTCTTTACTTACAAGTGTCGGGTTAGATGCAAAACATGAGTCCAACCCGTAATACTCTATCTTCGGGTAGCCTAAAATAACGGCAAAGTTCATGGCCCTTAAACCCGTCATCGTACCACCTACCAGATAACTCTTGCTTGGCATCACAGGGTAGAGTTCCTGTGCTAACTGTATATCTCTTTCATCCTCCATGCCATAGGCTATCATTAACTTATTGACTTTCATCCCGGCATCTAAAAGGTTCTGTGTGACCTTCGGGTTGCATACTATCCCGATAAAATAGGATGTTTCCTTTTGTGGGTTTTTAATGTACGTTGCGACTATCTCCTTCGGATCCATAATCACGCATATATCCGAAACTATCCCATGCTTTAAAAGAAAATCATGCGTGTGGTTGGATGAGCATATTACCTCTCCTGCCTCCTTTCTTTTCTTGATTTCATCCACAAACTGTCTTAATGAAGGCCCCCCTGCACAGAAGATAAAAGTCCCGTCATGCGGAGGTATCTTTTCAAGCACAGGAATATTAAACTGTGCTGATGCCTTGATGTTTTCAAGCACCTCGTCATTAGGAACAGGCGAACCCTGTAAATCAGGAGTCGGTTTAAACTTCTCTATCCCGCCTACCTCTAAAACATCTGTCTGCACAAATCTCCTTTCTTTGGATAAAGGGGGCTTTCGCCCCCCTCACCATTAACCTACATTCGCATTAATCGGAAGTGCAAACGGAAGCACTCTGTACCTCCAGATAACGTCTGAAAGTACAACAATTTTGTCCAGCGAGGCAGCGTTGCCTGTGATACCCGCCATTTCGCCTATTGATGCAAGCGTAAACGGTGTGGACAGGCTTATGTCGTATACGTCATTAAGGGCAGATGCCCCGGCAGACGATGTTAGAGAATACACCTGTTTTGTGGACAGTATTGTTCCAAGCGAAGCAAGTTTCACTATAGCAAGAGTCTGCGTTCCTGCGGCTGAACCGCCTGAACCGACCCTGCATGTTGCGCCTAAAACCACGCATTTGTCACGAATCTTTAGGGTTGACCCTACATAGGTACTCGTGGCAGCTGCCGTGGAAATAGTCCCTGATAAACACCTTTCCCTAATTATCAGGAAATTAGGATGGTCGAATTGACTCATATATCATCCCTCCTTATGCAGCCGAGTCCCATTTTATAATGCGTGTGTCAGCAGCCCCGGCAGTATCCCACTCTATCTTCCAGCCCATAAGCCCGTACCAGGCTATACCGTTAGACCTTCCATAATCCGATGGCTCCTTTACCCTTATCTCCTCCGGTATTACTATTGCTTCCCTTACCGTTGGAGACCCGAACATGTAACCTTCAAGCGAATGCCCTTTAGTCCATGTTTTAGCTGTTGCTGTTCTTGCGGTTGAGTCATAGGTGTATCTCGTAGCAAATGAATCCTCTACGAACCTGCACCCCATGTACCTTCCTACTTCGCCGGAAAGGTTCCTTTTCTGCCCTGACTCTGTGTAAGAGTGGATAGTCTCAAGCGCGGCCTTCATGTTTTCCATTGCCTCGATAGAACAGATCATGGCGTAATCGCCGCCAAGACCGCCCCAACCCGGTACGTTCCTCTTCTTGAGTTCCGTGATTAACTTTCGGGTGTGATAGGTATTCAGAACGGATGTGTTTGTGACCGTTGCCGTTCCATCTGTGGTGACCGTCTGTGCTGATGTAGACGTACCAACATACCTCAAGAGGCATTTATTGAACTCACGTTCAATTTCCCCATCAATGCATTTGATTGCGTCATTCAACAGGGTGTCCCTTATGATTCTTTCAAGGTCGAACTCCGAAAGTGCTTCCACCTTCAAAGGCATTGGTATGGAATTACCATACTCGTAGACCGTTAGGGTTCCCCATGTCATGCTGTAGTCAGTCTCGTGCATTGTGTTTGTTTCAGTTAGCTTCCCGCCGTATGTACCCGCATTGCCGACTTTAAGCCAGTTGACGGTTTCACCCTTGCTCTTTCCAAACGCCTCTTTAAACTGCAAGAATTGCCTGAACCGGAGCAATGGCTGGGCAGCAACCTGAAACTTTTTGTTCAGGTATCCCGATGTTAAGTAAGATCCCTGATTAGCCCAAGTTATAGCTGACATTGTTAATTATCTCCTTTTTATAAAAGGCTTGAGTTCCTCATTCGGACATAATCCTCTTGAGACCAGCCTTTTTCCTTCTTCTGTTCAAACCCTGCACCAGCTTTTTCAACCTTAATCTGTTCCTTGACTTCTTTCTTCTTCAGGTTGCCAGCATGGAGTTTATCGTAGAGGTTGTTTATTGCAAGCGTGAATTTTGTAGCCACAGGCCCCATAATAACAGGGTTGCATATCGTGGTGATTTCCTGATCTGTAAAGCCGAGACTCATGGCAAACTCCGTGAGTTTCTCCCTCTTAGTCTCGAAATCAGGAATGGCCTGCCGTGTTGCATGTATAGCCTCATCCGTTATCATTTTAACTCGCATCTGGTTGCTGGATATCGCCGACCTCTTATCGACAAGGTCATCTCGTAGTGCCTCAAGTTTGACGACCTCCTCTGAATACGGGTCAGACAACTTTGCATGGTACAGTCTATCCCTAACTGTCTGTAAGACTTGGTCAGGATTTTGATAGAACGCCTCGTACAAAGTTCTGGGTTGCTGAACTTGCTGTTGGGGCGGTGTCTGAGTAACCCTTTGCTGCATGGCAGCGTATTCCTCACGCAAACGGGCTGCTTCCTCCAGTTTCGGCTTTAACCCCCTGTCTACCGACTTCCAAATGGCCTGACCTTCGGGTGTCAACCTTCTGAAATCTACCTGCCCGTCTGTTTTTAAAAGTTCCTCGACCTCCTCAGTTGTGTAAGGAGTTACCCCCCCTTGATCTCCTTCCGCTTCCTGTTCAGTCGTGGTTTCGGTTGTCTCGACTTTTTCCTCGACAACCTCCTCACTCTGTTGGGAAGTCTCTTTTCCAGCATCTGACTTTTGCTCGTCTATTAGCTGGTCGAGATATAATCCTTCTGCCATAAATCCTCCTTATAAATTTGACTCGTCTGTGTCATCCTGCTGTACTTGCAGTTTACCCGTTGTTACATAGGTCTCAAACGTAGTTTTAAACATGGACAGCATATTCGCCTGTCCTTTTAAAGCCTTGATAACCTTAATCTCCTCTACCGGACATTCCCACATTGCGTTACGCAGGTACTCCTCCAAGTCCTTGAAGAACCCCTTGATTAGGGGGTTGTCCAGCACCTGGCGGGACTCCTCCGCCTTGCGCCTGATTCTGTCCTGCTGCTCCTCCATTCATACCTCCTGGTGGCATCATCGGCTGTGTACCTTCCGGAGCCACAAATTCATCTACGTTTTTAAAGTCTAAATCCTCCC